CTCGAAGCCCGAGACGCCCGTTTCGGCCGATTCGAACTCTCGTTTCGACCGAAAAGTTGTTGGTTTGCCATCTCTAGAGAGTAAGAAGTTATACTTCTTAGCCATCTTGTTGGGCAAAACCACCAAGTCTGATACGTCTTTATAAAGTTGTTTCCATCCAAAGTGAAAAGAAAGATATTCACCGGGGATGTTCTTAGCCACACCTTTGAGATCAAAGATTGAATCTCTGAGTTTAGGCTGAGTACCAAGGGAAACAAAAAGCTTTCGGAGACTTATCGCGGTTTCTTGTAATTGCAAGATTCCACGAGGAAGATCCTTAAGCTCCACTATGTTCCGAAAGAGTGTGTGATCCCGATTCATCGGGCTCCACCCTTTCATCATAGCGATAGCATGCTTTTGGCAAAGTGCCTTGGCATAAGCTATTTCGCTAACACGTAGTGCATTATAGACGGATGCAGGCAGCACACTACCGGTGGGGGTCTGCTCATCCCTGTAACGATCGAAACCGCCAGATACATTATTTGTAGTTCCTCCTTTGGAAAGACAAATACTGTCTGCCGGCCCGGTCTGGGGATATATAGTAGAACCCTCGTCACCATTCATGATTCGTCTTGGAGGTGAATTAATGTAACCCTTGAAGAATTCAAGAGTACCTTGCTTCGATCCTAAAAGACGAGTTCGTGAAGTGGTGTCTTTGAGATAGTCAGGTAACGGATCTTGGGAGCGTAAGCCCCCAATTTGTGGAGCCTGACTAAGCGTCTGATAGCGCAGTGACGGAGACCAGCAAGCAGAGACACCCCCATAATTGGGGTCTTGTGCCCAAGTTTGTCGATCTCTTGTCAGTGTGTGCTTCCGTAAAAGAAGCACCGAGGCATTTTGCCTCCACTTTGTTCTATTAGACGGCGTAATTGCAACAGGTGCAACCTTGAAAGGTGCCGTTGGGTCAATCGCAAAAGCGAAAGACTTAATAACACTAGCAGGGATGTACTTGTACAAGAACGACTCAAAACCAGTAGCACTTTTAACGACTGTGTCATACCGATACTCATAGAGTTTATGAGGGTCGTATCCTTCAGGTAAGCCTCGCGTGTCAAAACGCAAGCCCCCTGAGATATACGGTATCGGCATAATGTCGTTCTCCTACTGATGTGAATAGGCTCCTTCTTCCAAAATACGAAGAAGGTTTCAGTGCTACATGCACTGGCTACCCGCAGTGATGCGGG